CTCAAAGTCATGATTCTTTGCCATGGCCTTGATTGCCAATATTATTCTCACTGCTTTCAACGCTCTCTTTTTCTGTTCCGCTGCCAGTCGTTCTCGCTCCGCTGCCCGTGCTTCTTTTCGGATGTTCGCTGCTGCCTCTCTGTATGTAGGATCCGGATCTATAGTTACTATTTGCCGCATTCCCTCTTTTCCCATATCAATCCCTCCTTCCTTTTTTCCCTATTTGTGTGTGTCTCTCTTATTCCATATTTGAATGACTTTCACCCTGTTATTCATTGGAAGAGTGCTGATTCCGCAATTATTGCAGCTAATTGAATAACAAATACTGCCTTTTGAAAAAAGATCAAATGATTGCTCCCATATTGCTGTGCCGCCGCAAAACGGACACTTTTTTAATATTTCTTCAGTTGGAAAATTCACCTTTTTCCCCATAATGCCTCCTGCATTCTAACTTGAAACAATATGGTATATAAATCTCTTTCTGGATATATTTTTTGAAGCTTTAACATTTCTTCCAATATTTCTTTTGCATACCCCAGCGCAGAAAGATTATCCCATTCAGTTTTTGACATTCCCATTTTCTTTAAATATTGGTCATGCATGATACGTAATCTATTGATGTTCTTTTCTATATATCTTGTCTTGTCCATGATTCCACCTCACATATCATCCGTTCAAGGTACCATCTGGCTTTTTCAAGATCCTCTTTTTCGTCTCCTTTATGACCAGCCCTAGATAAATATTTGATAACAGATCCTTTTAAGTATCCATGATATTCATCCTCAGACAGTTTGGCACGGATGTACTTTATGACTTCAATTCCTCCGATGCAATAATGCTGCGGGTGATTCACCGAATCATTATGATCTGACTCTGTATTATGCAGGCTGGCTACAGCATATATAGCTGCCTTTAATGCTATGATGTCCGCCATATAAATAGCATCATGATCATCCTTGCCGTCCAGAAGTGACTTTCGATCTTCAACCATAGATTTCAATTGATCTATTACCTTATTTTGGGTCCATTTTTGTCCGTTGATATATCGTGCTATCATTTTCTACTCCTTCTGAATTTTATATAATCCCATTCTGCCGTAACAAGTATTACGCATCCCATGGCTCCTAAATAGCACGGGCCAGCATTTTCCAATTTTTTTGCTCTCTGGCAGACTTTACAAGCCATGCACCTGACATTTTATCAGCATAAACCTCTACATCCGGATCATATTTTTCAAGGTTTTTGATCAATTCACTGACCTTCATTTTTGCTGTCCTCCGTATTATCTAAAACCATTCCAGACTCCCATTCTCTCAAAATTGTGAACCAGTCATCAGCTTGCATAGTCACCAGCCATTCACAGTCACTCCGCTTATGAGCCACGATAGGAATGTTTCCCTTCCTTTCGTTTTCAGCATCTCTGACAGCTTGATCCATAGCGTCCTGAATATTTAGTCTTTCAACAAATTTCACTTCTTGATGTATGCCAGGGATTCCAATGCAATCAGCTGCATCTCCTGTCTGTCCGCAGTATTGGGATGTTCGTCTGACTGCATATCCATATTCTCGGCATTTTCGGGCCCACATCCGTTCTCCACGTTTTCCTTTTTCCCGCTGCATTTTTCCCATAGAAACACCCTCTCATTTAGATATTGGCGATGTGCGAAGGCTGCTCCCTTCATATTTCATAACAAGAGATGCACCTTTTAAACGGTCATAAACTCGCTCCTGATAACGCCCCAGTAATTCATTTGGCTTTAAATTGGTGGTTATGATAATCGGCAGCATCCGATTATACCGGGCTGTAATAATAGCATCTACCTTATTTGTAATCCAACTTTGTTTATACTCAGCACCCAGATCATCAATAATAAGTAGACTCGTCGCCCGAAGTCTCTCTTCAAATTGTAGAAACTCTGACGGATCTTTTTTCCGTGTCATTGTGAGAATCTGATCCAGCAACTCTGCCATTGGGATAAATTGGACACTGTGTTTTTGTTTTAGGACTGCTTGGGCAATGGCTATAGAAAGAGATGTCTTCATCACTCCTACCGGTCCCATCATCAGAATTCCGATGCCTTTAGATTTATATTCCCCAAACCGATTTACATAATCCCTAGCATGAATGAAATTTCTTTGGCACTGTTCCGGTATCCCATTTTGTTCCATAGACTCAAATGTGCAGTTCCAGAACCGTCTATGAATACCATGAGCACTGAGCATTTTATGATATAAGTCTTGATCTTTCCGCTTATCAGAGAGATTCTGGGATATCTGACCAGTCTGCTCCGCATGTTTTTGCATCTGATTTATCAGTGCCAGGACTGACTGTTTTGGATTTTTGATCTCCGTCATACCCATCTCTTTCCCAACTCCTTAGAATTCCTTCCACATAGGACAGCTTACGTTTATCACGGTCTTTGGCAATATGAACCGCTTCTAAAACACGATCAATAGGATGCATCTGTAAAAGTTCCTTCAGTTTTGCATATTGAATAGTACTAATACCTCCTGTCAATTGAACAAATTCATCCTGTAATTTCTTCATATCTCCGGGGGCTGATTGGGGAATAGGTATTTGTTTATCTATTCCCTCTCCTTTACTTTCCTTTACTTTACTTTCCTTTACTTTACTTTGTGGATTATGTACGTCATTTACCGGGTTATTGAAGGAAGAAACTGGGTTATTGACGGAAGAAACTGAAATGAGCATAAATTCCCTACGGTAAAAAACCTTTTTTCTTTTTGACACTGCAGAAAAAAATCTCTCTTGAATGCCTTTAGAAGTTAGGATTTTATATTCATTCCACATATGTTCATCGAAAAAGCCTACTTGAATCGCTTTTTTTACAACTTCCAGTACTGCGTCCTCGCTGGTACCAACATCGTCAGCCACCAGAAAAGCCTGATCATTATCCCACTTTAGGTAATACCCATCGTCACGATAAACATTAGATAGCAGGCAGATTAGTATGGAAATTGATGATAAACCACATGCCTTAGTTATTTTCCGAACCTTTATATCTCTCAAAAACCCAACATCCAGGGGAAAATAGTCAATCCCCTGTTTTGTCGGGCGTGCCATAGGCATTACCTCCTTGTCTGGAATAGAATGGTAATCATTTTACTTCTCCGGTTTCCGGATCCACACCAGCGGGTGCTTCATCTCCGGGCCATGGAATTTCTTCCCCCTCGCTCTTTCCCTGATGAGAAGATTCATCTAAATCCATCTGTGTATCAGCATCAATAGTAACAACTTTTTCGTCGGGAAGATCTGTCATATTTTCTGAGATAGATGATTTTACACTTCCATCAGTCTCCATCTGTCTCACAAAATCGGTTTTAATTGGTGCATATTTCAAGGCTTTTTTCAGTACGGTTTTCTTTGCCATCTCATCAAAATATTTCTTCCATGGACTGTAAGACGATGCATAAGCCTGACTTGTTTTGGATGCAAAAATTTTTACATCCTCTTTGCTCATAACCTCAAAGCCATATCCTCCATTCTTTGTATGGAATACGGCGTAATACATGATGACATCTCCACGGTCTTTCAATGCAGGTACATGCTTCAATTTCGGATTTAGCCCTAATTCATATTCAAATTCATCATTTTCATAAACTTCATGAGCCTGAATATCGGTAACCTCCTCACTACGGTATACCAGATCGATAAGCCCTTTATATCCAAGCTGGAACTGGCATTCCATATTTCCATGATTTTTATAGGGAATCAAGTACGCTTGTCCCAGAGGTGTATTCGGCTCCAACCCCAGCTGTGCCGCCTGCATCATAGACCCCAGGAATGATCCAGGAGTACAATTAAGAAGCTGCGGATTTGTAGAAAGGGCTGTAAATACCATCCGCGTAAACCGCTCTGGAGTAATCACGGAAGGCAGCGCCTTCCTAATCTCCGGTTCCATTTTTGCAATCAGAGCACGCAGTCCCAATGGCTTCTCCTGTTCCTGCTTAATTTCCTGCTGCTTTTTTGCCAACCCACCAGATGTTTTCATAACGATTTTTCCTCCTTTTTTACGTAACAGGCTGCTGCCCATTGATAAACTGGCTTACTTCCCTTGACATGAATTTTTACCAGAATAGATTCAGCCATATTGCTTTCGATTTTGTCCGCACATATGCCAGTGAGAGGAGGCACATTCATTCCTCTTCTGACTGATATATAATCTCCAATCTGCAGAATTTGAAATTCCTGAGCATCCATAATATTTCAATAGATTCTAAGCACACGTGTAGGAGCTGTTGTTTTGATAAATCCATCATTTTTCAACCGCAGATAAAACATGCCATCCGCTGCCCGCTTTAACTTTTTTAGATCAATGGATTCTCGGCCATTCTGGGACTTCCAGAGGACCTTTCTGTCACCGATCTTTCCCACTTGGAAATCTCCTAAAATGGCGCATATTTTGTTTTTCTGCAGCTGTATTTCCTGCTTTAAAACTTTCTCTGCATCTTGGCATTTATCCAATTCCTTCAAAATTTCCCCGGCTTCATCAGGAAGTTCCATCTCCTCACCGTTATCGTGAAATTTTTCTTTAAGCGCATCAGCGCAGGATACTGTCCAATCCACCGGTGGCATTTCTTTTTTCTGCACTTTATCCCAAAATTCTGATTCCGCTTTGATCAATGCCTGGATATCTTCTTCATTGCGCTTGATTTCTTTCCAAATAAAATGATTACCGCCTACAAGTACTGCAATGTACCATTTCTGGCAGCCTGTCACCGCCATATAGTGCAGACACTGGCAGTAATAAGAATCGGGTATTTCATCACCGTCCCATTTTTTAGAAGAAAATGCATTGGCCGTTTTGCATTCCAGGCCGGCATCTTCCCCCACTACCATTCGATCCACATTCGCCAGCATGAACGGATATTCTTCTGACTGCAGCGTTCCTCGATGTGCCACATTTTTCCCCGTCAATTCAGAAAAACGCCTTGCCACTGCATCTTCCAGCACTGTTCCCCAATACACATATTCATTGTCCGAGAGATCTTCCGGCTGGATCTGACTAGTTTTTTCCATCCAAAGCTGGAAAGGACTCTTATAAGAATTCAGTCCCATAATGACACCAGCATCAGAACCACCGATTCCCATATTTCTGACTTCCAGCCACTTATCATGATCTTTTGCTTCTTTGACGCTAAGAATTAATTTTGCCATTTCTATGTTCCTTCCTTTAATCTGTGATACAATATTGGTATGTTATTATTTCTTTTGTGCCGATTGACATTGCCGTGTCAGTCGGCATTTTTCTTTTTTGTCTTCCTTCCACCGTGCCATTGTCTTAGGGCAATCCCGATGCACTGGAATCTTTTTCCCACACAGGCAGCACCGAATCATCACTGCCCTCTCGGGAAAGTCATGTAAACTAGATAGATCACTGCAAATATTGCTGGAAGACCGATCCCGAAAAACATCCAGCGCCAAAATTCAGCCGCCTCCTGTGCTTCTTTTGCTTTTATCCGAAGCTGATCCTGTTCCTGGGCACGGACCCCCATCATCCAAAGCCGCGCCTGATTTCCCGATGTCATAGCTGCCGCTTGAGATCCTGCTGTTTCCAATGTGACTCTCATCATGTGTCCTTTCGGCTTATTCATTAATCAAATTCTCCTTTATGTAAGATTCCATCCTGCCGAGCCCATCTAATTAAAGTCTCTGCCAATTTTTTCATGGCATCTTCTGATTTTTTTGTTGTTGCATTATTTGATTTCACAAATTTAATTTTCATCTCTTTCTCCTCCCTCCGCTTGTATAATAATTCTCACTTTTAGTGTACTTATGGAGTAAAAAAAAGTGCCTCAATACTCACATTGTAATATTCAGCAATAGCGGCTTTTACTTCATCTCTAGGTATACGTTTACCAGACTCATACATAGCCAAAGCCGATACACTGATATTTACTGAATCTGCAATCTCTTTTTGTGTTCTATTCTTTCTCAGTTTTACCAATCTTTTTGCTATGGTCTGTCTCTTAGCAATCATAAAGCTCCTCCCTTCTTTGTTCACTCACAGTGTATATCAGCCTGCTCCTCTTGTCAACACTTTAAGTGATTTTTATTATTGATTTTATTCACTTTACGTGATAACATTATTCCATAAGGTGGTGTTTTGAATGAATTTCGCTGAATCTTTAAAAAAACTCCGTATACAAAAAGG